CGCAAAAGCCCTGGCAGGTCAGACAACTGCGCTCATCAAACTTGACCCATCGCTAAAGGGCGTGATTAGTTCGTCTTCGAGCGCTGATGAAATCATGCAGGCACTTAACAATTCGGTAGGCGGTGCAGCTGAGACCTTTGCTAACAGTGCTGAGGGCGGTCTAAAAAACTTTGGCATCCAGATGGACGAATTAAAGGAGAGCATCGGCGCGGCGTTTATTCCTGTCATGGAAAAACTGCTGCCCTATGTGCTGGACTTTACGACATTCTTGCAAGAAAACACGAAGGCGCTGCTAGTAGTTGCTGGCGCAATCGCAGCAATGACAGCAGCCATAGTTACCGCCAACATCGCCATGAAGGCTTACAACGCCTTACAGATCGTCATTACGGCAGCCAACGCTGTGCTAGCAGGCTCATTCACCACGGTCTCGCTATCGGCTGGTGTGCTCGCTAAAGGCTTAGGCGTAGTAATGATTACCCTTGCCGCGCTGTACGAGCTATACCGCGAAGGCCCGCGAGCAATCGCCGAGTTCATGCTGCCGTTTAAGCAGTTTGCTGTCGGCGTATATAACTCGGTCAAGGTAGTTGCCAACGGCATCAACCAAATTATTAACGCCGCAATCATCGGACTCAATCAACTGATTAACGCGCTGAATGTAATACCGGGTGTAAGCATCGACTTGATACCGCTAGTCCCAATGCTTGACTACACCGCACTCCCAGAACTAGACACGCCAGCTGCTCGAGGCTCAGGCTTCGCGCGTGAAGGCGGCACAGGCTCTATCGGCTCCAGCCCTATGGCAATGATCGAGTCAGCCCTAGTAGCCCCAGCTCCAGCTGCTGGCGGTGGCGGCGGTGGCAAGTCCTCAAGCGTCCTAGACCTCAGCAAGAACTATGCAGGCAACATGGGCGGCAACTACGGCATCACAGGCAACGCAGCAGACTTCTCCAGCCTTTTCGATCAGTTCATGGTTGAGCGCGGCACACCGATCACAGTCAATGTCAACGGCGGTCTAGCCACATCAGCAGACATCGGGCGTGCTGTAGTAAACAGCATTAAAGCCATGAACCGAGTAGACGGCCCAGCACAAATACAGGTCGCCTAATGGCTGCCACGATCGTCCAGTCAGGGTCTTACGATCTCACAATAGCTACAGGCTTCCTTGTAGACGCTTTTGTGCTTGACGACGTGGACAAAGGTGTGCTGGATAACACCGAGTATGTGCTGGACGGTACGACAGAGTTTGCTTCCGTTATTGACGGCGCTACAGGCATCAGCGTGTTCAGAGGCCGTCGAGACATCGGCGATCAGTTCACTGCTGGGACGATGAGCTTTGATCTAAACGACACGTTTACTGGCGGCATCTTTAACCCGTTTGATACCCAGTCACCGTATTACGACACCGCTCAGGCTGTGCCGGGTCTAGCCCCTATGCGAAAAGTAATTCTTAGCCGCGAAGGCGAAGAACTGTTTAACGGCTACATCGTTGACTACTCGTACAACTTTAATCTTGGCGGCTTAGACACAGTTTCTGTTTCTTGCGCCGATGACTTTTATCTGCTCAGCCAGACCTATATGGACGAGTTTAATGTGACCGAGCAAGTAGCCAGCGCTCGAGTAGCAGCAGTCTTAGACCTGCCTGAGGTAAACGCTTTTACTGGCGTAGGTCAGCGCAGCATAGAAACCTCGACCATCACGCTGGGCGGCGCAGCTGCTTACACCGTCCCTTACGGCACATCAGTCGCTGCCTACATGGCAAAGATCAACGAGTCAGTGCAAGGCCGCATATTCTGCGCGCGTGATGGAGTGTTTACATTCCAAGATCGAGTCGGGACTACGTTGTCAGCGTCGGTGGCAGACTTTCACGATGACGGAACCCAAATACCCTACGACAATGTGGGCATTAGTTTTGAGGCCAACCAGGTAATTAACAGGGCGGCAGTGCAACACGCTGGCGCTTCAGGGCCAGAGATCGCCGAGGACTTGGCATCGCAGGCCACCTACTTTATTCAGACCACCGCCATCTCAGACGCGCTAGTCCACAACGACACAGCTGCCCTTGACCTTGCCAACTATCTGCTCGTAGGGCAGCCTGAGGCTCGCTACACCAATGTGTCAACCCCGTTTGCAGCTCTTACAGATGCCCAGCGCGACGTGGTAGCAATTCTAGAAATCGGCAACACAATCACCATTGAAAAGTCTTTTACCAGTGGGGCCACAATCACATCGTTGGCGCAAGAACTAGCCATTGAGGGCATCCAGCATGAGATTGACCTTTCTACAGGCCATCGCATAACGCTGTTTACTAGCCCTACAACGCTGGTGTTTGAGCTGATCTTGGATGATCTGGTATATGGCACAATCGACACCGAAAATGTCTTAGGATAAGGAGCATTATGGGAGCAAACGCAGTAACCACAGTCCCTGTTTATACGGCAGGCGAAGTCCTGACAGCGGCAGACCTCAACATTACGAACTCTGGCATCCCAGTTTTTGCTGACAGCACGGCGCGCGATGCGGCCTTTGGAGGCACAGGCGAAAAAGTTTTGGCAGAGGGCCAGTATGCGTACTTGGAAAGCACAAACGCTACACAATTTTACGATGGCGCGGCTTGGCAATCCGTTGGTGTTACGCCGGGTATGGTGCTTGTCAAAACGCAAACTATTGGTAGCGCAGTTTCTAGCGTGACCGTAACGGACGCATTTAGTACAACTTATGAAAATTATTTGGTGACTATTAGCGGCGGTGTTGGTAGTGCTGCGGTTGAAGCAATTAGGTTTCGTATTGGCACAGCTGCTACGAACTATTACGGCAGTTTTACTGGAACGACAACAACTGGAACTGTTGGTGGTGTGGGTTCTAATAATTCAACTTCCGCGCTAGTCGCTGGTTATTCAACTACTAGCAATTTGTTTATGAATGGTTTTATTAGCGGCCCGTTTTTAACAAAAACTTCGTATATGTTTTTTGGTGGCGCTAGAGATGGTTCGGGCGGTTTCGGTTCATCTTTTTACGAACATTTTGATTCGACCTCGTATACTTCGTTCTCGTTTTTTCCAGCGTCGGGGACTTTGACAGGCGGCACAGTACGCGTGTACGGATACGCAAACAGTTAGGACTATGAGATGACTTACGCCGAAGCAGTAGCAATGTATCCTCACGACGAAGTGTATATTCAAGTTGGTGATGTTGTAAGGCCAATGACGCCAGCCGAATACGAAGAGTTTATTCAACGGCAAGTTGATAATGTTCCGCCCATTGGCTAAATATGCTGCGCTTGTTTTTATGGTTGCAGTTATAGCGACGGTGCTTAATGGATGCAGCAGCACACGAATCAACATTGAGCCGAACAGGTGCTTTACTAGGACGGCTTGCGATGTCGCCAGAGGATAAACACGCACGACTAATCCTGATCGTCGGCATCACTATGTCGATTAGCTTTGCCGCAATCGTGCTTGGCTTTGTGTACGGCCTACTGTTTGTCAATCAGCCGCTTGAGCAAGCCCCAAATGACGCAGCTTTTATAGACCTACTCTCGACCGTTGTCGTATTTTTGACCGGGTCTTTAGGCGGCCTACTGGCATCTAACGGAATGAAAAAAACAAAACAGACAGGGACAACAGATGAAACCAAGTGATAAAGCAATGATCTCTACCTACGTCAACAGTGCCATTGCAGCAGCAGTAGCCCTCTACATGTCAGGCAACACCGACCCCAACGACCTACTCGGCGCAGCCATCGCAGCAGTAGCACCACTATTTATCGGCTATGTCAACCCGAAAAACAAAGCTTATGGCATTGGCAAAAACCCCGAAGCCTAAAACACCAACGCTGACCGCTGTACCTGCACCGCTGGAACGGCACTACCACAAACTGGTCTTACCATCTACGTTGCAGCATGTAACTCCAGGTGAACTACCAGCGGGCCTGCTCGTCGATGTCAAGCCATACGGCAAACTGCACCCACTAGCAGCTGACGCATATATGGCATTACGAGATGCAGCGTTTGCGGCAGGTGTCAAAACCTTTAAGCCCACGTCAAGCGGCGACACCTATCGCAGCACAGCCACACAAACCGCTGGTTTTCTTGCGCGCTACCAGACACAGCCGATCGCAGGCGCGTCAACAAAAACATGGAAAGGCGTGACCTACTACCTAAAGCCAGGCAACGCAATGATGGCGGCCCCGGGTACAAGTCGCCATAACCTCGGGCTTGCAGTCGACATCAGCGACGCATCAGCAAAAGATCGCATGGACTTTATGCTCGCCAACATCCAGTCCTACGGCTTTACATGGGAAGTGCAATCCGAGCCGTGGCACATTTTTTACTATGTAGGCGATCGCGTTCCAGCCCTTGTGCAGCAATGGAAACAGGCTAAATCCTTGCAATCGTGACACCCGTTGCCTAGGGTCGAAGTACCGACGAAAGGCAAGCGCAAAACTATGGACGCCAAGACCTACACCTACGAGGTATTTACCACATACCTCAACACAGGTCAGCAGGTCATGGTGCAGATATTTCGTGACCCACTCGACGGGCGTGTGCTGCACTCGCAGCTCGCATTTAAGGACATCACCGACAGCTGGGGTGTCCCATACCAATTGGAGAAAAAATGATCTTTACAGCCCCCAAAATAATTGCAGGCATTATCAGTACCATCTGGGCGTTTACGACGTTCCTAGGCGTTGCTAGGACGCTTCCAAAGGCAGATAGCAACCTCATCCCCGCCGCCTATTACGAGGCCGTATTGCCCGTCACAACGACAGTCGCCCCAACCACGACAATCACCACGATCGCCACTTGTGACGATGCCCTACAGCTCGCCCTTGACCTTGGCTTTCCAGCCGATCAGCTTGGCACACTTGACCTAGTCATGTACCGCGAGTCTCGATGCCAGACCACAGCGCACAACGCGTCAGACCCGAACGGCGGCAGTTACGGCCTGACACAAATTAACGGCTTTTGGTGTCTGCCTAACAGCAACTGGCCTATCGGCTGGCTACAAGAAAAAGGCATCTTAGAGGAGTGCAGCGATCTGTTCAACGCGACAATCGCACTGCGCGCCACCCTTGCTATATACAACAATTCAGGATGGGCACCATGGGCAACAGCGAAGTAGACGGGGTGTACCCCGAAACAGGCATTACTGAGTCAACACGCAAAATGTTTGCGTTTA